GTCTAACACATCGGATATCGCCTGATTGTAACTCTGTACGCCGCTGGATACCCTCATCTCTGCATCGTCCATCAGGTTGATTAGGTCCTGTTGTGATTGGTCCATCGTTGTTCGGGTGAGGTTTTGCAGTTCTCCAAGCGTCTTCTGGTACTCGGCATCCATTACGGTTATTACTTCCTGATTTTCCAGTGGGTTCGAAACTTCAATTCCCATTTCTTCGTATACAGTCGCATCGTCTTCCCACGAAGTCATTACAGCTTCCTGCAATATAGCTTTCATCTCTACTGTGGTCGATTTTGTCAGAACGGTCAGGCGTTTCAAAATTTCTGCCTTATGTTCTCCCATCTGTTCCAGTTTCCAAATCAGCCGGTCTGCCGTTGGTGGGAGTTGTCCAGAAGCAATTACTCGCCGGGCAATATCCCGGAGAATAAAATCTTCCAGTCTCCTGTATAGCATTAAAATCTTTTCTTCTCTTCCCTTAAAATAATCAGGTTGAAGCATGGCTGTCACTCTATCCTTTTCTCATTTCTTCTTTTACCAGAGCAATCCACTCTTTTTCGTGCTTTTCTTTTGCCTTTGAAAACCAGTGGTCGGTTGTTCCCGGCTCGTGATACGTCAGGTGTCTATCTGTTGGTGTTTTTTTCTTCTCACTCCACCATCCCGTGATATTTCCTTCTTCATCAAGAATCGGGTGTGAACCTTTGTAAAGAATATTACTATAAATGTAATGTGCATAGGGTGTATTCCATTCTATCGCCCCACCTGCTACCCCGTCCGGGTACCGCAGGCTGTTTCTCAGTACGCCTTGTTGAAATGGTACAAGTGGTTCACAATCGGCGGCAATTTGAAGGTTCAATTTCGTCTGGGCGTTTTTCAGATTCTTCTCAATCCTGCTTGTATCCAGTTTTATATTGATGTGTCCAACTGTGTTGTCGAACCTCGTTCAATCACTCCTTGGCGATTTGTTGTGCCAATGTGGCTTTTCTGTCGGTAAATCTTATCTCTTCCGGAGAATGATAATGTACGGTTCCGTCTTCGTATTCGATGATTCCATATAGGGCAGATACCTGCCCGGCAGAGTGCCCACATGCCATATACGATTCACCAACCACGGTTTTGTACTCAAACCATCCACGAAATATTCCCTTGCGTTCGATTATTTTTTCGTCTCTTTTCCTACTTTTTCTTTCTTCCGTTATGGTACACGGCCTATATTCGTTTACTTTCATTTCTATTCAAGTGCTCCTTATTGGTTTTCTTACTTCTCAAGTCCTTCTAAAAAGCTATAAATCTTATCCATGTCGTGAAGTGCTATTTCTCCATATTTCACAGTTGCACCTGCTTCTTTCGATAATCTCAAGAACGAATTTAGTCCTATATTAATCTTACTTGCGCCCTGTTTGGCTCTTAAAAATCTACTATCATTGTCTTTCAACGTGCGTTTTTTCATGTTTCTTTTTCTTTTCTATTCTTCATCAAACAGTCCACCACTCCGGTTGTACGACTGTTCTTCTTCCATTGCCTCAGCAACACACTGTTTCGCTTCCTCTTCCGTCATTCCTCTGTGGAGAACAAGGAATTTCCATTTTGCCATGTATTTGTTTTGCGCTAACTGGTAGTCCAGCGTTTTTTCTTCATCCGGGTTGATGGAAAGGTCATCTGCATCGACGTAAAGCTTGTAATTTCCGTAGTCTCCCAGGTTCGCCCCCGGCTTCATGGACTGCATTGTATCAATGATATACGCCAGATCGTGGACGAATCCAATTCTTCCGTCTCCGTTGGCAGAAGGCCTGTCTAACAGGTTTCGGAACATCTTAACTGTATTGATTGTCTTGCGTTCTGAGCTTTCCACCTGTGTAGCCGTCTGCATCGTGATAGTCTGCCCGTTGAACACAAACGTCCCGGAGTCAAAGCCGCATTTCGCCGAAATGATGGACAGATAGAAATTGATTTCCTCAATTCGGCTTGCAACTTGCAATTTCGGTTGCCACTGCTGGATCGTATCATCCACAGCCGTCCCCATCTGCATTCCTTTGATAAACTTTGGAAGTTTGATTCCCATGTTCTGAGCGGATAAAACAGTGGAACTGTCAACAAACATCACCGGGGCAGATGTTTCCGTTTCCGTCCCCATCGTGGACATTGCCACATCGAGCCATCTAAGTTCCTCCACGCACTCAGAAAAGAGTGATACGCCCAGCGGGCTGTCAGCATCGATTGTATTAGAGTACGGACATTTCAGGTATGCGAACAGTGGTTTTTTCAGCCCTTCGATGGTTGCTTCCGGTTCGATATCTGCCCACTTCGTATTTTTTAAGTTTGTTTCTCGCCCGATTTCGTCCTTCTGGTCGGATACAAACGCCTTGTTCGATATGTGATAAATTCGTACCCTCTCGCCGTCTCTGGTGCCGTCCTTGAATCTGTGCCACTCGGCACGGGTGTAAAATTTATCTTTTTGGTTGTAAAAAGAAAAGAAGATACATCCGGTTATTTCTCCGGTGGAATCAAATTCTGTAATTAGAAATCTATCCGGTGAGAGGTATTCTATACCGGTTCCATTCCACTTTGCCATCACTCCACCAACACGAATCATCTTTTCGATGTTTTCTTGTGCGTTTTTCAGGAACGAGTTATCTAGGGCAGACTGGATAGAAACAGCCTTTTCCTTTCCACCGTAGGCACTATCTACTTTGATATCAATGTTTTGTGTGATTAACTTCGCCAGCTCCCTGGCAACCGTATTGGAGAATCTAATCGTCCGTGTATTTTCGTCGCACCACGGAGGTTTTAGCCCGTCCGTGCCTTCCATTTGTTTCCAGAGATAGATTTTATCTTCCATCTCTGGTGAGAGGTATGTTTTTACGTCAAATGCCTTATTTATATCCGTCTTAAACAGCGTCCGTATCTTCCCCCTTATCCATGATATTAGTCCCGTTTAGTCACCTCGCTGTTTCGCGCAAATCCATAATTTCAGCTTCCACAAGTGCTTTTACAATTTTAGGAAGCTGAATAGCAATCCAATCCACCGTAGTTTCGTCTTGCCCAAATTCCTGGTTATGTTCCCAATTCGATTGTAATCCGCTTTCCGCCATAAAAGCATGTACGACTTCGTGGCGGAGTTGTTTCTTCTGCGCCCGCTCGAAATCACCTAAACAGTTGTAATTATCAGAGCGCAAAACTATGATTTTTGATGTATAATCGCAATATCCGTCAATGTCAGAATCTCCCATTTCCTGCAATTCGATGGAATATTCTTCTCCAAGAATATTTATTTTATCTTTCATTCTTCCTCCCGAAACCCGATAAAATCCGCAAAGCCGGCGGAGCCGTCTGAGCAAATATGGGAATTATATTTTGTTACATTCGGCTCATCATATTTGCTTCTAACTTTTATACCATAATCTCCACTCATGCGAAATGATACCATTATAGGGGTTATTTTTTCCTGCGATACATTTCCTTTTGCAAACTCTTTCCCGCACATTCGGCATTTATAGATTGCTTCCATCTCTTTCATTGTTATTCCTCCAGAGTAAATCTATTGTTTTCCTGAAATTTCATTCTTTTCAGAAATATCTCTTTAAATTCTTCGCAATTACTTTTAATTGTAAGCCCGCAATAGGGATATTCATTTGTGGATGTTCCAAAATCAAAGCTAGTTACCTCTGTTTCAAATTCCTTCCCGTCTATGGTTAATTTCGCTTTCATTGTTTGGCTCTCCATTTCCCGGCATAAATCTTTTCGGCGTTTTCATTTTCTTGCAAAGGCATTTCCGTAAAATTTTCATAAAATCTTTCCATAGTAACCATTATAAGATAATCACAGCCTGTTTTTTGGAATATTACAAAATACTCATGTGTTTCGATATCCGTCACAACATTGCTTACTCTGCATATGTCCCCATTCTCTCGCCTGTATATTCCACCTATCACTATTTTCAATATTCTTTCCCTCCAAGCCTCAAGTATTCCTTATATGGCATCAGCTTGAGGTACTGTGTATTCAACGCCTCGTAAAATATGCGTACATCCGCAACCGGTTCTCCTGTTGGATATCCATTCTCGTCTTCTTTAAATCCATATGTTTCTGCCTGTATCCATGTGATTTCTGCATCAGGCAGTGGCTCGTTTTCTTCCAGTTTTTCAATACTCACATATTTATTCATATCGTTTCATCCTTACGCCTGTGTTGCTTCTTTTGGAATTAATACATAGATTTCCAATTTGAAACATTTCTCGTTTTCATCATATAGTTTTTCAATTTCTATTCCGAATAATTCTTTCTCTTTGTAACAATACCATTTAGTAAATTTATTCATCTTCTCAATGATTGAAAAATCATCGATATTTGAAAGAATAAAATCTTTTGAAAACCCTAATTTTTCAAATTCGCCAAATACAATCTTATCTTCTTTATTCTTTAACGTGTTCACAATTTCATCAATAAAATTCATACAGTCACCTTAATATTTCATTGCCAGCCGTGGGATGTAATGAGTAAACGCATAATTAAATCCATCCCAGTAATCGTTGATGGAACCGATGTTCAAATCCTCGACTTCGTCCTCTTTTTTATCATCCCATTTCAACTCTGATAGAGCCTTGATAAGCCCTGTGCAGTCTTCACTTATCCAGAGCCGACCGGTCCGCAATAATGCATCCACCAAACGTACCCTTTCAAGTATAGTTGCCTTATCACATCCGTTCATTCTTGTGTTCAGATGTTCGTCTCTTACCGTTCGCTTCAAGTCGTAAATCAAAGTGGATGCCGCATTGTCTCCAAAACATTCCTGTATATATCCATATTGGGATTCCATGGAACGGAAAAATTCAAGAAATTTCTCTTGGATCTGCAACGTATCCACCTCTTCGCGAATTGGGAGTTTATCTTCTCCGAGAACGATTATCTTTTGGAAATTATTCACAAATCCTATACAGTAATACGTCGTCCTGGATTTGTTCCCGCCGAAGTCAATCCCGATTGTTCGCATTGTAAACCGGAATCTGCAATTTCCGTTTTCGTCGAATAAATCTTTTTTTGTAATAATATATGGAGATGGATTGTCAGCGAAATATTTAAATATAATTCCTTCGGCAGCAGTCCTCTGGCCGAGAATGTCTCGTTTATACCATACTGTGCATTTATCATACGTCTGGAGTATGGCTCGCAGTTTTTCCTCGCCGATGGACATATTATCTGCGATCGTAAAATGGCCATAATTATATCCATACAGAGGGTTTTGCTTCTGCATTTCCTCGTGGAAATTTAGAATTTCCTCGTAATACCAGTTGGAAGGTGCTTTCGGGTTTAAATCATGGAAAACCTTTCTATCATCGCTGGATAAGGTACGATCGAATACCTCTTTTATAAAATTCGAGTGGCATTCATTCGCTTCTGTGATGTATGCCATCCCGTAGGTATTTCCTTTTATTAACTTCTCATCGCCGTCTTTTCCACCGCCTGAGATAAGTATAATCTTTTCCCCTGTTTTTGTATCAACATATACACAATCTCGGTTTTGGAATTTTCCAGTCCTGCATCGGCCTTCAAAATAATTTAAAAGCCCGAAGCCGTCGCAATCCAAGATGTTTAATCGGGCTGTTGCAGTCGATACACCGCCGATCAGGTGGATTCTATTCTTGTGTGTTTCCAACAGGGAGCAAAAAATCAGGGTTTGCAGAACGTTTTTTCCACCCCTTTTCCCACCTTCCGCCACATTAAACCATGATGTAAGGCATCTCTTCATATATCTTTTTTGATTATTTGTAAATGTGGATGGAAAGTTTGTTAAATCGCCCCCTCTGGCCTTTCATTTATTCAAAATCTTCAATGTTTCTATCTGGAGCCGTTTTCTTAAGGATATCACTCATTGTTTGCATATTGTTCAGTACATTTTCCATGTTGTTATTTTGCTCTGGGATATTTTTTGTAAATTTATCAATCACAATTCCTAATGCTGTTGCGATTTGTGCCAAAGTGGCATTTTCCAGTTTGCCTGGGTCGGCCAGTGCTTTCAAATATGCGTCAACCACTTCTTGCGCTTGTCCCTTCCTGGATTCCATATAGGCAAGCATATCAAGTGTATTCTCTTCCTTTTTTTGCTCTATTTTTTTCGCTATTTCTCTATCTCGCGATACAATCCTTTTTACTGTATTGTCCGAAACTCCATTTTTTTTAGCCGTGGCGTTATAGCTTCCGCACTCGATATAATCAGCGATTATTTTCTTTTTCCGCCTATCCGTCACCCTGGGAGCCGTTGCACCACCTCTCCATCTTTACTCAATCTCCGCTACGCTTTCCACAAAGCAGTTATAATAAATATATCTTTTGCCATCTAAATCAAACTTGATATATCCACCATCGTTAGTCTCAATATCAATCTTTCCTTTATATTCTGCCAAAACTTCACCGTCTGCCGTATAAATGGTTATCGTCCGCTCAAGCCCGCCTTTTAGATTACTTTTTTGATCTATTAACGCTCTTTGCCCGGAAGCTGTATTTGTACAACACCAGTGTATTCCTGCATACACGGCAATAATGCAAATAATTGTAATGATAATGGTTACGGGCACTAAAGCCGCGTGGGTGCAATCATAAGCAAAGTAAGCTATTATTCCGCCAATCACAGCAATTAGTATCGCAAGTATAATAAATGTAATCCAACCACCAATTGTCATATTTTCCCTCCTGTTTTTAGCAGAATCACTCCTTGTGCAACTGCTATATCCAACACTCCGTCGCCCTCATCATTACTCGACTATTCTCCCAACATGCGGCATAACCTCCATTAACCCATATCAGCCGCATTCTGGCCCACGTGACAAGCCAGTTTCTCGTTTTCCACCACGCAACCGCCATCAGATAAAATGGACCTTCGGGGACTCGAACCCCGGACACCCCGGTTATGAGCCGGGTTCTCTAGCCAACTGAGATAAAGGTCCTGAGCCTGCCCTGGAATCGTCGAGTCGGCAGGCTGTGGCGGTTCTTTGGCATCCACCACCACAAAGCACTTTCGCAGGAAGATAAAAAGATAACTTTTCAAAACGGGAGGTTTTTTGAATTTTATCGAAGTGTAAAAGTATAAAATTCAAAATCATTTTCCTGCGATTCCCGGCGGTGCGTTTGAAGCACCTTAACAGCACGTTAGCTACCGGGCGAGGATTACAAGACAAATGTATCATCATCTTTATTTTACCATAGACCGCCTGATAAGTTGTGGTCACCTTGTTTTGATGCCCCTATTTTTTTCGAATTTTTATAAAAAACTTTCCATTTTCCTGTTGACATTTACGAGATTATGTGGTATGATTATATCAAGATAAAGGAAACGAACAAACACCAAATAAGGAGGAAAACAAAATGAAGTATAACAAGTCGGAAATCATGAAAAAAGCATGGAACATCTTTAGAAGCACTAAACATTCTTTCTCAGAGTCCCTGAGAAGAGCCTGGGCATGGGCTAAAAGCTTAGTTCCAAACGAAGTTAGATACGCTATTCCAGATTGGTTTATGAACAAGAATATGGATAAGGTTACAACCGCCCATCTTGTTTGCTTCCAAACATTCGACAAATATGCCATCAAAAAAGAGACAGAGAAAGCTTACTACGTTGAGTTGGACATGATGACCAGGGAAGGCTTCGAAAGCAAATACACTAAAAAAATCTGGGTACCAAAGTCAATCTTGCGACAGTATTTAGTTTAATTTTAAGGAGGAAAAGAGCATGAGAAAAGAAATTACGAAAGAACAAATTAAGGCTATCAGAATTGTAAACGGATTTAATCCGGATTTGCGCGTTAAGCTCTCCGTAAACAGAAATACGCTATGGAATTTTATCGATGAGAATTTCGCCGGCCTCTTTGGGATTGATACACTGGATTATCAGTATGAAAAAGAAGGTGTTTTGTCCTGGCGATATGACGCAGCTGTCCGGGAATGTGTGGACGCCGTTTGTGCAGGTGAAGAAAGAGCTTTTGATTTATAGGAGGAAATGAAATGGCATTTACCAACAAGAATGGCCGGAGCATCAGTTTTGAATGTTCCGGACTGATTGAAGAATTAAAAAGCGATATCACAGAATTTGGCGGCAATGCTATCATTGCCGCCTGGTGCAAAGAATGTGAAGGCGTAACAGTTTACACTAATTACGATTTTATCGATGTGAATGAACCGGTTGACCCAGAAGAGTTGGTGGAAGGCGAACGCATCGAAAAAATGACAATGACGGCTCTCCTGCTTTTGCTGGAAGAGCAAAATAGTATTATCTAAGGAGGAAACCAAAA